AGAAACTTGATGACTATATGCGCCTTCGTGCCAAGGCCGCTACTACTCTTAGTTTCGCAAAGCAGAAGCGCGACGCTACTCCTAAGGAGAATAAGGCTGAATATGAAGCAGCTGAACGTGACGTAGCGCTTGCACAACATGACCTCGATTACTATAACAAGAAGGTTGGATATAAGGAACCTGTTAAGGCATCTGAACCGGAACCGGAAACGCCTAAGGCTGAATCACGTGAAGACTCTAAGAGTGTTCCTGTAAAGTTGGTTGATTCTAGAGCTATTAAGCGTTTCAAGACTAGAGTAGAACGTAAAGCACATGTTAAGTCACTTGCTGATATGGATCCAGAAGGACAGAATAAGGAAATTCAAGAAGAAATTGTCCGTTGTAATGGTCTTGATACTGATGAGGATAAGGCTGAACGAAAGAAAGCATGGGAAGCAGGTAAGAAACTTAAGGGTTTCAATTATCGTAAATGGAAAGAATCCAAAGAAGGAAAGAAACTTATAGCTGAATTTGGAGAATAATATGGGCGCATTCAAAGACAAGATTCTCGACGAACTCTATAAGAATAATTATGTTGAATTATATGATATAATCGATCAGATGGATTCTGATGTCGACATTGCAAACTATATTTCATCTGGTAAAGGTTATTATCCTAAGATGATGAGTACAAAGGACCTTGAAGGAATGCCAGAATTCCGTAAGGCCCTGTATTCTGAATTAAAGACAGGCGAAGTCGACATTGATAAGGAATTCGGTAAAGACTGGTATAAGAACTATGAACAGATTCCTTCTGACCAGATTAAATTCGTAGCTGATAAGCAAGGCGTGCCTTATGGTAAACTCGTCAATGACATGGGTAAACTTGCTACTGAGAAGAGACGTCATGATATAGCGCATGACGGTACTGTTTCCAGTTTCATTACCAATATGGTAGCTCCTCGTTCAGTAGAAGCAGTAGAACGTGGTGAATCACCTAGCGGAAAGGACATTGCCCTTGATATAGGTCAGAATGTTATTTATGCGGCACCTTGGGCTAAGGTAACTTCTCCGTTAGTTAAATACGGTATGCTCGGCCGACTTGCACAGGGAACAGCCGGTAATGCGCTGACACCGGCGATTATGGAAACTGCAGACTATGCAGCATACGACGACCCTGAGAATCCTAGAAGCAAGTGGAGCGGGAATGATGTAGCGACAGAAACTGCCGTGAATATGACTACTCCTTGGCTTATCAGAAACGTTCTAAAGAGTGCAGGTAAGCTTGGAACCGGTAAAGCTTCAGAATTCATAAATGATTGGTCAAAGTTCGGCGATGCTAACCAGACTACTCGTCAGAACATTACTAAGGAATTAGACAATATACGTCTGAAAGAACATGTAAAGAATGAAGCAGCGAATATGGGTGACTATATGGATAAGCCTAATATGAGGGCTCGTGCCAATAGCCTTAATTATTCACAGAATGACCTGAATCGTCTGGCCATGGCCGATAAGTTGTCAAACTTCGCTAAGGAATTAGAAATCGAAAGAAAGACCAAGGGCGCAATCAAACGTACTACAAGGTTTACTGACGATGAAATCAAGTTCATCGCTAGTGACCCCGAACTTTCTAAGTTCTTGAACATGGATGTAAACTATCCTGAACTTCTTTCGAATACAGATGTAGCCGTACAGGAAGGTATAAAGAATTGGATTACGAATGAAGCTGGCGGTCTATTCTATGACCAACAATCACCTTGGACTAGAATCCCTATAATTGGTACGCGTATAGATCAGAAGTTTAAAGAACAAGAGAAAGAAGAACATGAACAGGCAGTTCGAGATTCTATTCTCTATGATCTACTTATGAAATACGGAGAACCTAGAGGTTTATAATGAGAAATTTCGACAATTGGATTAGATACCAGGACAACGACCGTAACCCGCTTCACGGCTGCATTCAGTTCAACGTGAAGGACGGCAACACGGTCGCTCCTATTTACGATTCCGACGGCACGGCGCTGGCCAACCCGCAGGTAACCGATACATACGGCAGAACTAAGCATCAGGTATTCATCGATACCGACGTGGTCGCGTATTTCTACAAGTACGTCGGTGAAGGAGTATGGTCTAACGAACATGATATAGATACTTCCGACGTTTCCAAATGGGCGTTGCAGTATACTACGGAGAACATGCTCGACGTGCTCGCCAATATTACTTCAGATACTGTAGTCTCTATCAGTACGGTAGCTGATTTGCGTACGGTTGACATCGACGGCATTCCTCTTATAGACGGAAAGAAGGTAATCACTCTTCTTGGTTATTTCGCATCTGGAGACAAGGAACCGGTTAACTATATCTGGGATCCAGAATCTACCGAACAGGACAACGGCGGTTCAGTAATCGCTTCCGACGGCCATATTACCGGACGATGGATTATGGTCCAGCCGACTGAACACTGCGACAGCCGTCATTTCGGCGTATTCCCTTCGAATTCAATGAACATGCAAGACCAGACGTACGGTATTATAAAGCTGTTCGAATACTGTAATGTCAAGTCGTTAAGGCCTTTCTTCAACGGCTCGCCTGACTACAGATGGTTCAAGTATACGAACATTGACGTTGTAGTAGACGCAATCGACGTTTCAGAAGGTACGTATTTCTACGATACCGGTAATAATACTATCCAGGGCGAATGGAATGGAAACCCGAAATTCCATAACGGCAATACGAACGTAGTCGCAGAGAACGTAAAGACTTCCTGGAACGCAAAGACATATACGGGTTATAAGGATGTCGTTATCGACGTAGAGACTACGCAGAAGAACTGGCAGGACGCCGCTGTAGATTTACAGATTACGCCTGTTACCGGTTACAGCTTTACTCACTGTGAACTTTCCGAGAATTCTAACCTTACAGTCGGCAATACGTTCAATAACTGCAGGCTGACGGAACGGATGTTCAACCTCTCGAACGCTAACGTCGCAGGAAAGGTTACAAACTGTCAGGTCGACCCGGACGATTTCAGGAATTCTATGTGGCTGTACAAGCAGGCACGCCTTACGTCCGATTCTGACCCGTTCTTCGATTACAGGGATTTCCAGAATGTAGGCTCGCCTTATGAAGAATATACAGACAACAAGGTCATTTCCGATACTGTATACGTTACGAACCTCAAGAACCCGCTCACCGTAAAGTACGACCTGGTCAAGCTGACAAACCAGACTTCTGTAGTTCTTGAGAACTGCACCGGTTATTACGACATCGCTCCAGGCCTTATCGTTCAGGTCAAGGGTTCAATTGTCAAGCTCGGTCTTGCCGATAACGTTACTATTATCGCGAATGACTCTACAATCGAGTTCGACGGCTCTCACCCGGCCGCATATCCGACTGTTTCCGTAAAGAACTGTACGTTGACCGGCGACGGAAACGATTACCAGTTCGCTGTGTTTACAGGTTACGATTCTACGATAGCAATCAAGGTCAAAGCCGGCAATACGTTCCTTAAGGGAAACCAGATTAACGCCGACTACACGTTGACTTACGAAGCAGGAATTCCGGTTACCGTTACGTATAAGTCATGGAACAAGTCCGCCGACATTACGAAGGAAGTTTCAAGGTTCATTCACGGCTATATCGATTCCAATATCTTCAACGGTTCATTAATAATCGACCCTCAGGATTCCAATCAAGAATATACTGCAGTCGACTGCCTTGTAAACGGTCTCGTAATCAAGGATAACTATTCGGCAAACCAGTACCCGTGGATAATCAAGCCGATTGCCGGCGCGTTCGAACATGACAATCTTCACGATTACAAGTTCATTAACAATACCGGTACTTTCGTATGCAAGACTGAAGTTTCGTCCATGTTCAAATATCAGGGATGGAATACTCCTGGTCAGATTGGTTATAGCCTTAACGGTATGCTCGGCGCACAGGCATTCTCTGAAGCTGTTTCCGGTATTCAATACGATACCGATACACATTATTGCTGCGAGGCAAAGATGTTCAGTATCGGCTCGGTAGACGCCGAATTCGAGATCGAAATTACACTCGAACCGGTCACAGGCAGATGGATTCCTGGTACACATTCCACCGATTTGCAGAATTTCGGTTCTAAGGCAGTATTGACCGACAAGGATATACCGTTCAGTATGGTAGGCAACGATAACCCGTTCATTGTCGCAGACATCAAGAATTCTGCGCAGTTCTGTAACCCGGCCGATCCTAGCGTCCCTGCAAGCTATGCGCCGCCTGTATGGAACCCTGTATGGCAGATAAGGAACTTCGTAATCGGCAGGCTTGTTACTCCGCATGTGACGGATAACGGCGTAGCGAATACGTATCTCAACGGCCTGCAGTGTCGAATGATTATCAGACAGCTTGACAAAGACTAATTATATAGCAAATATAAGGGTTTAACATGGATAATATTATCGAACAATGCAATGCCTTCCTGGTAAAGTCTGACGACAGGTTCGCCACGACTATCCAGAGGGCAATCGCCGACATGAGACGCTATTCAGGCGATTTCTGGAATAAGTCTACTGTACGCAAATATAAGAGAGGCAAGCGTACGAACCTTTCTCTTAACAACTGGAACCCGATGGTGAACGCAATTAGTTCCCCGATTTCCAATTCGCCGTGGCATGTAGAGCTCACGGAGAACAACATGTCTGAAATACAGGAATCTATCGACCAGATTGAATCCGATACCGATACGAAATCCGCAATCGTAGACGCGTTCCGAAAGGCCGTGCTTACGGGTTACGGGTTCCTTGTGGCTACAACTATCGAGGACGAATTTACCGGCGAGCCGAAGATTATTGTCGAATCCGCTACGCATATAGACGCCGTAGCAATCGACCCAAACTGTTCTACGCCGGAATGTTCGGACGCGGAAGAAGGTGCGATTATCAACTACATCTCCGTACGCAAGGCCAAGAGGCTTTACGGCGAGGACGTAGTCCCGTTCGCATATCCGGACACCGAATGTACAATCGCTTTCAGCCAGTTCGACCAGTGGGACGTACCTCCGGATTCCGTCGCGATTATTTCCTATTTCGTAAAGAACGAAAGCGGCTATGTCGACATGTACAAGATTTGCGGCGACAAGGTCGTACAGCATATACCGCTGCCTATCCGCTATATCCCGATTGTACGACTTGCAGGTAACGAGATATTCGAATCCAACCAGATTAACTACAACGGTATAATCCAGCAGACATTGAATCTCGAACTCGGCGCCAATATCGCATATTCTACGTTAATCGAACGCGTAGGACGTTCTGCAAAGGCCAACTACCTCATCAACGTAGACGCCGTACTTCCGAAGAACCTCGCAGATGTATCGGAAGACGATACCGTCGCGGTCATGTGGAAAGGCGAACACCAGCCGGTACCGCTTACCGAATCCTTCGAGACCGGTGATTTACAGAATACGATTTCTACGTGCCGTACCTTGATTGAAGACACCCTCGGCATCCCGCTTACGGGTATAGTAGACCAGAAGGAACGTACTGCTACCGAAATCCTCCGTCAGGAAATCTCCAAGGAATCCAATACCGCCAACTACTACAACAACGCGTTCAAGGCTATCCGTACGTTAGGTAAGATTATAATCGAGCTTCTCAACGGCGGACAGGACCTCCGATTCACTTTGGAGAACGGTCCTTCTGTCATTACCCGCCAGATGAAGCAGAGACAGGAACTTACCGCGCTCGCCACGATTATGCCGGACAACATGAAGCCGGTTATCGCCAAGTATTTCGCAGATACGCTGAAGAACGAACTCGGGGACGACCTCAGTAAGAACATCGTAGCCAACCTCCCGCCTGACGTCAACTTCATTACCGACGGCCAGGATCCTGCCGCGGTACATATGCTCGAACAGATGAAGGCAACCATGGAAATGAACATGGAAGAAATGGGACTTCTCAAGCAGGAGAACGAAGACCTCAAGAAACAGCTGTTCCAGGCACAGATGAGCATGATGAACGGCCGCGAACAGAGGGAACAGGATTGGCAGAAGTTCGTAATCCAGGAACAGGACAAGATGATGCTCGAAGGCGCCAAGGCAGAGAACCAGGCCGTAAAGACCGAGAACGACGCAATCAAGGCCGATAACGACACGGCTCTCAAGCAGCAGGAACTTGCAATCAAGGCTGCTGAGGCAGAAATCGACGCACAGCAGAAAGAGACAGACCAGGTTCTCGACAGCTACAAGATGGCAATCGACGCCACCAAGGGCTTCGGCGAGAATTTCGGAAAGGAGTAATATATGTTATTTGAAGTTCTAACCGGGGGCGGTCATAACAACGGCGGTTCAGGTCCCCGTGACGCAGCCTTCATGCAGACGCAGTACGAACATGACGCCATGATGGAACCGGTATACTGGCCTGACCTTCTCGCACAGTACAGGCAGGCCCTGGCTCTTCCTCCCGGCCCGGTACGTTCTGCGACTCTCGAATACCTGAAGTCCGAAGCGGAGTCCAGGGAAGCCCGTGCGCCTAAATACTGGTATACGGGCAATACCGAACGTCCGAAGCATGGCCAGACGTCTTCCTGGGTAGGCAATATCGATTACGATCCCCGTGCCAGGACGGCCAACATCCAGATGGGCGACAAGATTTATACGTACGTCGGGGTAACTCCTGAACGTATGGGCGAACTGCTTACATCTCCTTCTATCGGACGTATGCTGAACGAAGCCAAGGTACCTCACGAGAAGGGACAGATTATTTATCACGGAATTTAGGAGAATTTATGGAACCGTACAATCCGAACAAACCGTTCATTTCT